GAAACAAGCGTCTGCAAGGTCATCAACGTGAAGAAACTCCCTCTTAGGTGTTCCGTCGCCCCAGAGGCGAATTGATGGGTTGAAAGGTCCACCAAGATCATGATCAATTACACCCTTACCATCATCGAATTTACGAATCAATGCTGGAAGAACATGAGATGATTCGGTATCAAAGTTATCGTTAGGTCCATAAAGATTTGTAGGCATCAAAGAGATTGCATTAAATCCATACTGCTTACGATATGCCTGACACATTTTAATACCAGCAATCTTTGCGATTGCATATGCGTCATTGGTGGGTTCTAAAGGACCTGTTAGCAGATACTCTTCTTTAATTGGTTGTGGACATTCCTTAGGATAGATGCAAGATGATCCAAGAAATAAAAGTTTTTTGACTCCAAATTTTCTAGCAGCGTGAATGATATTTGATTGAATCATCAAATTATCATAAATGAAATGTGCAGGAAAATCTCTATTAGCAAGAATACCACCTACCTTTGCAGCAGCAAGATAAACATATTCTGGTTCATTATCAGTGAAAAATCTTTCTACATCCTCTTGCCTACGAAGATCGAAATGACCTGAAGGTGTTGATAAGATATTAGTATACCCCTTTCGATGGAGCATACGGACAATTGCTGATCCCACCATCCCAGTGTTACCAGCAACATAAACGCGACTACTACTGTCCATAAAGCACCATATCCTCAACTAATTCTTTAAACGAAATTTTAGGTTCCCAACCTAATTTTTCTTTTGCCTTAGTGGCATCACCTAATAAAGTTTCAACTTCAGCAGGTCGAAAATATTTAGGATCAACTTTGATGACTGGTTTTTTAGTATTCCAGTCATAACCAACTTCATTCATACCTTCACCCATCCATTCAATCTTCATACCAAAGTAGGGTGCTGCCTCTTCAACAAAATCACGAACAGAATACTGAACACCAGTAGCGATGACGTAATCATCTGGTTTGTCTTGCTGAAGCATCAACCACATTGCTTCCACAAAATCCTTTGCGTGTCCCCAATCTCTTCTCGCATCAAGGTTTCCGAGAGATAATACATCTTGCTCCCCAACCGAAATGCGCGACAATCCTCTAGTAATTTTTCGGGTAACAAAAGTTTCTCCTCGTCTAGGACTCTCATGATTGAATAGAATGCCAGAACTTGCGTGTAGTCCATACGACTCTCTATAGTTCTTGACGATCCAGTATCCGTAGAGTTTAGCCACACCGTAAGGCGAACGTGGATAGAATGGAGTAGTTTCTCTTTGAGGAACTTCTTGAACCAGACCATATAACTCCGAAGTAGATGCTTGATAGATACGAACTTTGTCTTCCATACCCAGAAGACGTACTGCCTCAAGAATACGGAGAGTGCCAAGACCATCAGTATTACCAGTGTACTCAGGAGTTTCAAAAGAAACCTTTACATGACTCTGAGCACCAAGATTATAAATTTCATCAGGTTCAACTTTTTTGATGACGCCAATAATATTAGTGGCATCAGTCAAGTCTCCATAATGAAGATTGAGTTGATCATAAATGTGATCAATACGATGAGTATTAATCAGGGAAGAACGACGAACAATACCGTGAACTTCATATCCTTTCTCAAGAAGAAGTTCTGCCAAGTATGATCCATCTTGTCCTGTTATACCCGTTATTAACGCTACAGACATAAAAATTGTAATCTCAGTTCATTGTAAAGCAAAACCGCGTAGATGTCAATCACACCTCACAATTAGTAAAAGTGATTTTACCATTTCTGGTTGCCCAGATTGGATAATCTCTACCATATGTATTCCATATTTTTGCCTGCGCTGGTCCCACAGGAACTCCACTCAAACCAGCAGCATCCCAAATGGTTTCAAAAGTATGATCCTCATGGAAAGTAAAATCATCATATTGAGAATAGATCTTCAACATCAATGAAAGAATAGATTGATCGTGCCTATGATCATTAAAGATTTGATGGTTCTCAAATTCTGAAGGACTATCATCAAGATAACGTCCACCATCTTTGATGCAGAGTTCTTTCCACTTATCCACAATCTCAATCATAATAGGATTATGTTTCATCAAGAAGATACCTGAAATGATTTGTCTAGTAACCATATGACTATCATCTGGTCCAGCAATATGTCGGTAAGTGTCCATCTTAGTCCACTGAATCTCTGGAAGATTCAAACTAAAGAATACACCATTATTTTCAAGACACTCATTATAATACTGCTCCATCATTTTCATTCCATTCTTATTGAGTTCACAACCACTATCAACATAGAGAAGAACGTCACCTTCAGGAATGTTTCTTAATGCCTTACCAACAAAATATGGTTTACAGGCATAATACCCATAAAATTTATCAGGCATACCAACTCTAGGCATCATCATTTTCTTTGCATGATTTTCCCAAAAATCACCAGTCAAATCATCCTCAGAAAACTGTTGAATGCTTTTAAAGATACCAAAATTCTCTGCTTGTTTAATAATACGATTCTTTCCAAGAGAAAAGTTCTTATCGCCAAATAGTACTAAGTGTAGATTCATACAAAAAAGGATGGTCTTTCAACCATCCTACCATAGGTCTTGCCATGCACGCCACTTGTTCTTTTACAGGAAACAAGAAACCTGGCGGGAGTAACCCATCCGCACCACCTCATTTTAGGAATGAGGAAACCAAAGAGGGTCTAATGACTCCACCACCTAGTTTTAGAAACTAGGAAACTTCGGGATTGAAGGGGATCCTTCACCGACCAGGGCTAGTTTTGAGACGATACCGAGTCTTTTACATAACAAGGTACATCCTCTGGATCTAACCATTTAGGGTACTCATGGTCTTCAATAGCGAGGAGCATCTGATCTCCATTGTCAAATAGATAAATGTCAGAATACTTTTTAGTATATTCATTTGCTTTCTGCAAACGAAAATCTGGTTTACCATTCAGTTGAATGTAACCTCTCTGAACGAACCTATAAGGAAATCGTTCATGAATAACAATAGTTTTTGTTGAGGCAACAGACTTAGGATCTAGATCGTTCATGAATGTAAAATTTGAGTTGATTCCATATTATCAGATTGGAGTGCTGTCCAGATATCCTTTGTGACAATATTTGGATCGACATACCAATCTTCAAATGCGTGTCCACAATTTTTGACGTTTGATGCAACCAGTTGGTAGTTATTGCGTTGGAAGATATCGCGAGACTCTTCCATAACATCTACACTACCCTGATATGCATCTGTCTCAAAAGTAACAACAGAAAATCTATAAGATTTCAAATCAATTTTTTTCAAAGCAGCAAGAGATTGATATGAAGGATCAATATCTACTTGCAAATAGTCAATTTGATTTGATAAATTATTCTCTTCAAAAACCTTAGAATAGTTTACTTGAGTTGCATCAGTACAGATACACTTGTTCAACCTTTCACTATTATAAAAATTTGCTAAATCAGTATTAATTTCAAAAGAAACTCCAGACCAATTAAAAACACTTTCAAGAAGATAAGTGTTATTAATATTAATTGGATGTGCTCCACCTATTTCAACATAGGTTCCATTCTCTTTACCGTTTAGCATTGTAAGAACGAAAATATCCTGCAGTGCTTGAGAATAGTTTTGATCTACCCGTTCAACACCATTAAAGGATACTTTCAACTGACTAGAAATAAATTCTTGTCTGCTGACTGTTGAAAAGTCATCCATTCAACCAACCTCAACAATTTCAATGTCATTGTAAATGAGTTCCATCAACATTTCATAATCATCAAGTGGTTCTCCTGAAAATACCGCTCCAGATTTCTCATAAAATCTGCGTACCTTTTTGAAAAGTTTCGGATTCTTTACATCAAGGAAAATTTCTCCAGCGGCAGCAGCACGAAGAGTGCTAATGTCCTTCTTAAATTTTTCAGTCAGTGCCATTGTTGTGTTTGGTTTACCCTTACATTATAAGGTTTTGACATTATATAGTCAAGGTGCCAGAGGTTATACTGGCAGTTGAATGGCAGGTTCCTATCGCCGCTGCTTCTGAACCTACCAAAGGGAAGCACCGCAGTTGTTGCAAGAACAACATAGACACTATAACACTACTTGTGATGACTGTCAAATGGTGCCCAATGCTCCCAACCGTATTTGTGAACCAGGTGCATACCAATAATAGGCACAAAAACTAATGCAAGACTAAGTGTTCCAACTCCAAAAGGATTATTGAGTGTGGCAGCAGCAATGTGTGCTGCCTTGAGTGCGATGTGGGTCATACATATCCTCCCCAGATTTTCCAGTGATCTAAAAAGTAAAAGTTAATCTCACTTATAGTTCCGTGAGGTGCTTCTTGCCCCTCAGTTTCAGCCCACTTCTTACAAAATCTAGAAACATCAGGTGAACTCATTACATGATTTACGCCGTACATTCTAGAGAATGCACTCATAGCAAAATCATAACGTCCTTTAATGTGCTGTTCCATTTCCATCATAGTCATCACTCTCGTAATAAAAGTTTTCGCCCCTATAAATTCCAAAGGTTATGGTAAGGAGCACAAATGGAATTGATACCCAGAGTAAGACATGTGCTAAGGTCATTCAACATTACCTGGCGATAAGGATTGGAAAATCTTTGAGCAAACATCAATAGCACCAGGTGCCCCATACACTCCAGAGAAGATATATGAGATACCTAACTTAGAGCAATACTTCTCTAGTTCCTGACATTTTGTTATGTCACTAGTGCTATGATCGATGATAATATCACCTTCCTCAAGTAAAGGTAACAACTCATCAAGAGTATCTTCTGCCTTTTTTTCTGGAAGTGTAATCTGAAAAATACCAGGAATTCTTCCTGCACTAGTAAACTTCTTTCTATCAGATTTAACTGCTTGAACAAGATACTCTAGTGAAGTTACACATCCACTAAGGTGTCCTGCTTCATATTGTCCACAGGCATTCTCGTAGTTAGTACTACTGTAACCCCAGACTTCAATTCCCTTTGCAAGCATACGGCGAGCCATACCTTCACCAGTACGACCTAGACCAATCAATCCAACTTTCATAATTCTACAATGTAATTTTTAACCATGGGAAAAGGGGATCTATAACTCCGATGAGTCGAAGTAAACCCTCAGCAAAAAGTGCGAGAACAACCCAACCAACACACATACTGATAATTCCAGCATTACGATTATGCTTTCGTATTGCATCATCAATCATCTCCTGAACTTCTTTTTTAGTTGCAAAATGCTCTGGTATTATCTCAGGCATCCGATGAGACATTCTTTTTCATATCAAGTGGATCTGGTTGTCCTCCTACTATAGCACAAGCTCTCTTATAAAAAAAGTTCTCTGTTGTGCCGTTTTCCTCAAATGTTTCTTTGATGATTTTCCAGTTTTGAAATTCGTCGGGATGCATGGTAGAAAGAAAGTGTCTACAATACTATTTACAGTATCAAATTGCTACACTCATTAAAAATATGAGTATATTCTCACAATTTTTATCTGATATCAAAGTCCAATTTACGTATTTTACGTTGCTTTCTTTGTTCCTGAAAAGCAAGATCTTCGTGAGTAAGAATCGTTTCTTTCTTACTTGAATATGAGTTCAACATAACAACTTGACCTAAATCAACTGCCGAAATTTTATCTCCACGGACTGTTGTCATATTTGGACAACCACAACAAACCGTCTTAATTGGATGCCCAATCAACTCCTTACCACAGGAGCGGCACCTAACTTTTACATTATCCATTTTTCTATAATGTGATCCTTCCTTCAAAGAAGTCTTTCCGTACATATTTATATGGGCGAAGAGGGGATCGAACCCCCGACAACTTGAATGTAAATCAAGTGTTCTACCTCTGAACTATTCGCCCTTATCCTTATATTCTAACATAAACTCTACCGTATTGGCAACATCATTCATTGCTTCTCTAAGTTCTTCACGTTGTCCAGCATATTGTTCAACTTTAGTAACACCATTTTTAAATTCTTCACAAAGAGTCCATCTCCATTGACTCATACTTTTAGAGTACCAAAGATTAATTTTCATTAGAGTTTTTTCTACCTAAGATGTTATATATTGTCATTAGTTCACTTTCCAGTTCATCAATTCTATATCTAAGACCTTCAACTTCATCATATATGTTTGAGGTTTCAATCTTTTCATCTGGTTTGAATAGTGTTTTAATTGCTTTCTTGATTTTCTTTTTCATACCATTTCTGACAATTTTACTAGACTTCTTAATTCAAGACCATTGTCTTTCAGTTTTTCTTCACCTCCTTCTTCTCTGTCAATAACAGATACTACTCTATTTACAATATAACCAGAAGACCGTAATACATTCACTGCCTTAATAGAAGACCCACCAGTTGTAATCACATCCTCTAATACAGTAATTTCAGTCCCTAGTTCAGGTAATGGACCTTCTATCTGAGATGCAGTTCCATATCCTTTAGGTTCCTTTCTAATAATTAGTGCTGTCCCTCTCTTAACCATTGCAACACCGCTCACAAGAGGATCTGCACCTAGTGTCAGTCCTGCTACAACATCAGTATCAATATGCTCTAACATTGCATATGAGATAAGTTCCAAAGAACTTCCAGTAAGTATTACAGGTTTACAGTTAATATAATGCTCACTAGATTTACCTGAAGATAATGTAAAATTACCTTTTCTATAGTACTGTCTTAAAATTCTGATTAGTTCTTCTTTCATTTGATAGAGTTAGATACAATGAGTTTTTTTAATTTTCTGTT